CTTTGAGCAAAGTGTCCAGCATCAACTGTTTACCAACAGCGACAACCAGGTTGGGGAACTCAGCATCCCACTTCAGGTTACCGTCTTTGTCACGGCACTCAACGTGATACCAGCCATCAACGCCCATACCTTCAGGGATTGTTGCATTGGCTTGGAGAGTAGCGACTGCGTGATCCCCAAAGTTAGAAATTTCATTAGACATAAAAACCCCTTAAAAATTAAGCGCTTCGAATTAGCGCGGTTGAGTAAGTGTTTGCAGGCATGGTTACCGTAAACGTATTGGTACAGGTTTTATCCGAGCCAAAATCAATCACAGCAATCGAAGCGTTTGACGCCGTAGCATCATAAATCAAAGCACACCTTGCTGTAAAGTTAGCGGGGTTCCAAACTACATTATCAAAGTTTACATATGCCACGCTATTTGTGGCATCGTAGCTAATCGTCACGCCAGTCATCAACTGACCGCCAGCGGTATAACCCGTACCTGTTATCTCGTTGACCGAAGTGTATACAGTAGTGCTGGGATTTAAGTTAGCGTTGCCGTTATACAGCGCCATCTTGATGGTGTCCGAAGCAAGGTTGAACTGCCCATTGAACAGCCCAACTTTGAAGCTCGTCGTTTGACCCTGAAGGATAGACATTTATTAGGTAACCTTCTGGCGATACTGGCCACTTCTGTAACTGTCTTGACGTTCGAGACCGTCTCCCAAACGTTTGGCTTGCGCAAGCGCTTCTTTATACTTACCGTCGTACAAAACAACCAAGTCCTGTTCACCCTTCATAAAGGTGATAGCTTCAACCAAAGTGCCATATAGCAGTGCCGCATCGTAGTTGTCGCCCAGCCAAGTTGTACCCGAAGTCTGGCTTATGCTGGAAACATTAATGGTAAACCCACTGCCAACGCTAGCGCTAATAGATAGAGTATCACCAGCCACATAACCGCTACCCCCATTTTCCAAGATAACAGAAGTAACCGCGCCGCCTGATATCACAACGGTAGCAGTAGCGCCAGAACCCGTGCCACCAGTCAACGCTTGGTTGTAGTATGTGCCATTACCGTACCCAGAACCCGGGGTAATGATTGCACTCAAACTGGTCACAATACCCGGAATAATTGATGGTGGGTAGAAGAAGTAGTGCAGCTCGACGTTGTAGTTCTGGTCGGGCGTTGGGCCAAGCATGAACGAGAGTTCGTTTTGCTGTCCGTACTGAGGGCCAAAAATGGCATAGTGAGTAGGAAAACCTGTCACGCCGGGGTAGGGGAACGCTTCACGCAAGAAGTTAACGTCTTTATTCAGCAAATACTGATATGGCCCTTGGAAAGTCACTGTGCCAGAAACCGTGCCCGTGTTGACCACACTTAGCGTTAATGTGTTGCCGTTAATGCCATAAACAATAGCGCCGGGTCCAACACCTGTACCTGTGACGTTTTGCCCAATAGAGATGCTTGTGACGCTTGTTACGTTGATGGTGTTAGTGCCTGCATTACCTGTTGCTGTTGTGCTAATTACCGAGTACACAGCCAACGAGTAGGTTGACAAGTAATCATTAGGAGCAGACAAGTATGGGTTGCTTGGCGTAACACTGCCCGTCACGTTCTTACGCAACGAGGGGAACTGGATGTCGTTATAAATCCGCTGCTCAGCTTGCTCAATGAACGTGTTGATGTCTACCGAAGAGAATGTATTCTCGGTATAGTCTTGAACGGCAGTGACAAGCTGATAGTAATTCACGCCATCGGTCCTCGTGCGTACAGACCTTTAGTGGCTGCACCTGTGCCGCGCAGACGAACGCCATTGCCTTTAACGTCGTTTGCATCCGGATCGCCCATGCTAACACGGGGAACATTAGGGATGCGCGGTGACAACTCGCCAGCTTTCAAAGTGTTAGGATCAACTTGCTTGACCTTCTTGGCAGCTTCGCCGTGGGGCTGAGCGTACTCTTCAGCAGAGCCCACTTCTTTGCCCATCTTTTTGTGGGAGAACTTGGCCATTATTTGCTCCCGCCTTTTTGGTTGTGCGCACGCGCCAAGTTACGACCAACAGAACGCATAGCTTGGCCGGTCACTCCACCTTTTTTCAAAGTGATCTTAGTGCCCTTGCCGCCTTTGTGCTCTTGCTTGTCGTGTTCTTTGAACGCTTTTTTAATCAAAGCCACGTCTTGCTTTTTATCCTTGGCTTCTTCCTTGCGCTCTTCAGCTTTGGATTCGCCCATCATTTTCTTAGCCATGTTCTACTCCTACGTAGTTGCGATTGTAACTGTACCAACACTTGCCACTGTTGCCAAGTAGTTTGGCGTCAGTCTTGAATCAAATAATTGCGGCCCGCCAATCGGGTTCCAGCCCCACTGAATATCCCGTGATCCGCTAGTTGGAAACCCAAGTGGATCTAAACCAGAAGCCACGTAGCTTCGATCAGGCCGAGGATTACGCACGCCTTGCGGATCATCCACAGGAAACATGCCCAGCAATAACTGCGGTTGATCCGGATCCCAGCATGTCGGGCAGACCAACAACTCATAGTTCTTGGTTTTAATAACCTCACGGCGAAGGACTTTTAGCGGGTAGCGAAAGTCACAACGATCGCACTGGGCGATCGCATTTTTGCCGGAGGAAAACCTATTGCCCATTAGTAACTGTTACCAATAAACATCTGGCGGGGCACAAACCGAACAGCCGCTTTCTCGCGGTCCTCATCAGACGCCAACTGCCAAGCCTCGTCATATTGGGCTTTCAAAATCTGCATACGCAACTGCGCGTCTGGCGCAGGTGGGAGCTTCAGCATGAGGTAGTAGGCCAGCCCCGCCACCATAGCGGGCAAGAACCGGAACGGGATGTCAGCCACATTAACACCGTTGCCGATATCTTGGGTGCGGCGCAAACGCCAGTATGCAAACTGATACTGCTGCGCTCCGTCAGGAATGGGCCACATAGTGACCGAAGGCAAATACTGAATACTGACTGGAGCAGCTACGGCATGGGCTGCGGCTGCTGTGTTGTTCTGTCCCCGAGCGCAAGTGTTGATCGTGTTGCCCGAGATGTACTGATAGAAAATAACTTCACTGTCGATCAGCACAAAACCGTAGGCGGGTAAGCCAACAGTTGAAGTCAACGTAATGGTCGTGTCAGTTGCGGCGACTGCACTGGCGACAGTGATTGTGGTCGGGCTTTGCTGAGCATCTTGGCGGTTAACCAAGACTTGAATTGGACGCGATTGCTGCAGCTTGTTTGGCAACGTGGCATATGTAGAAATGCTAATTCGCGTAATAGTCAGGTCAGCTTGGTTGCTGCTGCTATTAGCTTGGGTACGAATAACGTGCTCTAGCAAGTCCACCGTGTCGGATGGCAGCGGGTAAGTTGACTGCCCTTGAACCAAGTTGATAACGCCTTGGTCCATCGTCCACATGTTGACGCCGCGGTTGGCCCAGTCAGCAAACAGCAAGTTCAAAGACCGCCGTGCTGTGCGCAAATCATAACCAGAACGCAGCTCGTTGCCGGTGCGCTCAAACGCCTCCTCAACAATCTCGTTGAGTTGGGGGTTAAATACCGCCGCGCCTGATGTGGTTAGAGCAGCCATTACTTACGCAGTCCTTTGAGGGTCTCGGCCAAACGAGCTTGTTTGCCAATCTTCCCGGGTTTTTTAGCGGCAGCAGCCAGCTTCTTAGCGGGGATGGGTTTACCTTCTTTAGCGCCAAGCTTCTCACGAAGTGCGCCGGGGTGTTTGATGGCTCCAGCAATCCAGTTTTTAGATTCGGTCTTGCCGCCCTTGGCGTACATCTCAACATCGTTAGGGTTGTCCTTACGATGAATCGTTTTCTTGCCGGGCATTTTAGAGGGAGTAACAGCCCCCATTCCGCGTGAAGCCATCATAACTACCTCTCAGCAAATAGTGCCTTTGGTCAGACCGCGAGAAGCAATACCGTCTGCGCGAGCAGAAGCAGAACCACCTTTAGCCATTTTCTTGGTCGAGCCGCCCTTTTTCATAGAAGTGGGGGCAGGGGCGGCACCACCGCCACCCATACCGCCGACCATAGGGGGCATACCTGAAGCGCCAGCCATTGCGGGCATAGCGGCGGGAGTAGCGCCTTGACGTTGACGAGCCATCGCTGCCATCAGCGCTGCTTTAGCGCGGGGGTTCATTGTTGCCATGATAGTTCCTTATTTACGGGCCATGCCGCCACCGCACATGGCTTTCACGTGTTCGTGATGCAGTTTGTGTCCAGCAGCGTGCTGTTTGAAGTGCTCGTGGTGTTGCTTGTGGCCGTCACCGCCGTAGTGTTTTTCCATGTGGTCAACATGGTGCATATGCTTAGGAGTTTCCTCCTTCATGTGCTTCATTTCTTCGTGCTTCATGATGCGCTCCTTACTTGCGTTTAGCCATGCCACCGCGCTTCATGCCGGTAGTGCTGCCAGCCATCTTGGGCTCCATAGCCCGAGTATGTCCTTTTTTCTGCACTGCGTGTTCGCCGTGTTTGAGTTTCTTTTCACCTGCTTCGATTTCAGGATCTTCGGCAGGCCCGCCCATAGCCATCTTCAAATGATGATGGGCCATTGCCATGTGATGCTTAGGAGTTAATTTCGTTGCCATATCGCCACCTCTTGAGAATTTACGGCCTTTATCAGCCGAGTTAAAGTCTTTTCCCACAGACTGTGGGATACCCACCTTTTTGGCGAAAGCAGCGTTATGTGCTACTGCCGCCATCAGATTGTGTTGTGCCTTGCTCTTGCTTGGCATCACTTTGCTCCTTGCTGAAGAAGCTG